AATTATATGATGAAGCTATATCTGCAGCTGGTGGTGTAAACACTAAAAAAGGTGAAAAATTACAAGTACAAAAAAATCAAATATTAAAAGATTTAGATTCTTCTATACATTTACTTAGAGGTACATACGGTTTAGCTGATGATCCAAATAGAAATATAAGTCGAGGTATAAGACTTATGAAGTTGTATAACTCAATGACTATGCTTACAGGCATAGCACAAGTAGTAGATACTGCTAGATTAGTTATGATTAATGGCATGGGTAAAACTATGCGTATATCTTGGGATTTAATGACTAGTGGTTATTTTAAAGAAATATACAAAATGAATTTAAAAACTACACAGCTTGGTGGAGAAGCTATGGATATGTTTGCAAGTACAAGAGCTATGGCTATGTACGGTATTGATGATGCATTTGGTGTATTTAACAAATTTGAAAGAGGTACTAGCAGCATAGGTAATTTATATTTTACATATTTAAATTTAAGCAACCCTTGGAATACTGCTGTAAAAAATATGGCTTCTCTATTTAATGGTACTAGAATGATTGAGTCTATAGAAAAACAAATACTTACTGGCAAAATTACAAAAGTAAATAAAGCTAGATTAAGAAATATGGGTATTGATGATGCTATGGGTAAAAGAATTTACGATCAATATAAAAAATATGGATATGGTAAAAATGCTAGAAAATGGACATCTAATGGCGATACATACAAACAATTAAGAGTTGCTAACACAGATGAGTGGACAGATAAAGCTGCAGCTGACGCATATCATAATGCTATAGGTAAACAAGCTAACATAGATATTGTAACACCAAGTAAAGGAGATGTGCCTCTTTGGGCAAATACAGAAATAGGTGGTGTTCTTACACAATTTAAAAAGTTCGGTATGGCTTCTACACAAAGAATGTTAATGCGTGGTTTACAAGAAAAAGATGCAAACTTCTTTACAGGAGTATTATTATTAATGGCAGCTGGTGCTGGTGTTGATGCATTTAGACAAAGAGCATTTAACAGAGATTATAGCAAAAAACCTTTTGGTCAAAAGATTGTAGATGCATTTGATAGATCAGGATTAGGTGGTATTTATTCAGATATAAATAATGCTATAGAAAGATTAGGTAATAATGAAATAGGTCTTAGACCTTTGCTTGGAGCTAAAAAACCATACGGTACATATAGAGATGTATTTAATAATCCTATACCTGATGTACTCGGCCCAACTACATCACAACTAGCTAATATAGGAGATATTATGTGGACATGGGGTAGTGGTAAGTACAATCATCACACTGCTAGAAATGTGCGTAGACTTGTACCCTTTCAGAATGTATGGTTTCTCGATTCATTATTTGACGAAATGGAGAAGGAAGTTCTTAGATGAGTATAACTATATCAAATACTAGTGCTAGAATACAGTATACAGCTACTAGTAGCCAAACACAATTTACTGTACCTTTTGAGTTTTTTGCAGATGCAGACTTATTAGTAGTACATACTAATGCTGGTGGTGTAGATGCTACATTATCTTTAGCTTCTAACCCATCTTCTGTATCTCAATACTCTGTTTCTGGAGCTGGAGAATCTGGAGGTGGCAGCATTACATTAGGATCAGGCGCTACAGCTGGTGATAAATATACTATACAAAGAAACTTATCTTTAGAAAGAACTACTGATTTTCCTACTTCTGGTACATTTCCTATAGAAACTCTTAATACAGAATTAGATAAAATTGTTGCATTATTACAACAGGCAGAAGTAAAAATTAATTTAAGTCCAAAAGCTTCTTCATCTACATCTACAGCATTTGGTCTAACATTTCCTGAATTAGTTGCTAACAAATTATTAACAGTTAATTCTGCTGGAGATGGATTAGAATTTTCACAAGAAATAGGTACATTTAAAGGAAACTGGGGAGCTTCTACATCATATGTACAAAGAGACATTGTAAAAGATACTAGTACAAATAACATATTTATAGCATTAACATCTCATACAAGTTCAGGATCACAACCATTAACAACTAATACTGATTCTGCTAAATGGTCTTTACTTGTTGATGCCGCTAGTGCAACTACTAGTGCAACAAATGCAGCCTCAAGTGCAACTGCTTCAGCTAATAGTGCAACTGCTTCAGCTAATTCAGCAACTGCAAGTGCCAATAGTGCTACAGCTAGTGCAAGTTCAGCCACTTCGGCAGCTGCTAGTTATGATTCTTTTGATGACAGATACTTAGGAGCTAAATCTTCTGAGCCATCTGTAGATAATGATGGTGATGCTCTTGTTACAGGAGCCTTATTTTTTGATACGACTGCAAATGCTACAAAAGTTTGGACAGGATCAGCATGGCAAACAGTTACAGTTTCTGCAAGTAACCAAACAAATATTAATACTGTTGCTGGTATATCTAGCAATGTAACAACTGTTGCTGGGATAGCTTCTAATGTAACTTCGGTTGCTGGTGTTAGTTCTGATGTAACTACTGTAGCTGGAATAGCCAGTAATGTAAGTACTGTTGCTGCAGATGGTACTGATATTGGTAATGTTGCTGGATCAATTAGTAATGTCAATACTGTTGCTGGTAGTATATCTAATGTCAATACGGTAGCTGGAGCTAATTCTAATATTAGCACAGTAGCTGGAGCTAACTCAAATATATCAACTGTTGCTTCTAATATTTCTGGAGTAAATAGTTTTGCAGATAGATATAGAGTAGCTTCTAGTGATCCTAGTTCTAGTCTTGATGCTGGAGATCTAGCATTTAACACAAGCTCAAATGTTCTTAAATATTATGATGGATCTGCCTGGCAGACTATAACAGCTGATACTGATGTAAAAACAAAAGTATCTGCTAATGATACAACAGCTGGTTTCCTAAATGGTAAACTTGTTGCTGGATCAAATGTAACTCTCACTGAGGGCAGTGATGGTGGTAATGAAACATTGACGATAGCCGCAACTGATAATAGTATACCATTTGCGATTGCGTTGGGTTAGGAGATATTATGGCAAATAATTTTGGTCAAGCAGATGCTACACTAGCTAATAATAATTTGACTACTATTGTTTCCGCTACAAGTAATAAGCAAATTGTAATTGGTTTACTTATTTCTAATACAGGTACTTCTTCTATAAATGTAGATGCAGTAATGAATGATGGATCAAATGATAGATACATTATTAAAAATGCTCCTCTACCAACTGGCAGCTCATTAGAGTGTGTGCAAGGAAAGATAGTAATACCTAGTGGTGGAGCAATAAAAGTTAAAAAAGATGGTGGCACAGCTGATGTAATTGTTTCACTATTAACAGATGTAGCATAATATGGCATATTTAGGTACACCTCCTCAAAGTGGATTTATAACCACAGCAAAACAAAGAGTAACTTCTTCTACTAATAACTATGTAGATTTAGATCACGCTATTAGTTCTATTGCTGATGTAATCGTCTTTGTAAACTTTGTGAAACAAGATACGACAAATCTTACTCTTACAACTTCTACTAGAATTACACTAGGAGCTACGTTAGTTTCGAGTGATATTGTTGAAATTCACTATCTAGGAAAAGCAGTGAACACGCAAACGCCAGCAACAGGTACAGTTACTGCTGATGCTTTAGCTGGAAGTATTGGTTTAGATAAACTTTCTGCAACTGGTACAAAATCTTCTTCTACATTTTTAAGAGGAGATAATACTTTTGCTTCTGCTGGATTATCAGACTGGTCAGAAAATTCTGGCAACTTATTACCAAGTAATGCTTCTTATGGAGTTTATTTAGGAGTTAATTCTGCAACTTCTGCTAATTTGTTAAATCATTATGAAGATGGAACTTTTACTCCGGGTTGGCAAGTTGGAAGTGGCACTTTAAGCTCAGTTACTAATAATGATGGTAGATATGTAAAAATAGGAAAAAAAGTTACAGTTTGGGCAAAAGCAGTTTTAGGTACAAGTGGCGCTGGATCATATTATAGAGTTAATAACTTACCTTTTACTGCGGCTGGTCATGCAAATGGTACAGGTAATGAATATGCACATACAGGTACAATGCAAATGGTTTGGGTTGATAATAATTCAACTTTTGCAAATGTAAAAAAATATGATGGGTCAATGATACAAAACGCATATTTAGACATAACAGTAACTTATGAAAGTCAAACTTAATTATGGAAGATAAAAAATTAATAAAAATTCAAGCAGTAGGAAGTTTTAAAATAATTGAAGCTGCTTACTTAGTAGATGGAAAACTATGGAGAGATAGTTTTACACCTGACATGGATATTTCTGAAGAAGATAAAGAAGTGCAAGATTTAGCAAATGCAAATTGGACAGATGAATTAAAATTACTTTGGAAAGAAAAATGTGAAAACGATAACAAACTGGAGAAAGATAGTTAATGCCTTTTACTAAATTATTACCCACTTCTATTGACCTAGCACAAAACTTTACCTTTACTGGCACTGTAGCTGGAGCTGGAGAAAGTAACAACCCAAGTTTTTCAGCAAGAATGTCAGCACATCAAGATTTAGGAGATAACGCACTTACTAAGGTTGCTTTTAATACAACTGATTTTCAAACTGGTGGAACATACGATACCACAAATTATCGATGGACTCCGGGTGTCGCTGGGAATTATCAATTTATGATACAAATAGTAGGGAACTCTCAAGATAATGCGAATTTACACGCAATAATGATTAAGCTTTATAAAAATGGAAGTGTGTTAAGTTCCCAAGTAGATGGTGTTACTTTTAATTTTGCAACAAATTATCCTTTTCAAGGTCCGATAGCATTTAATGTATGTGCAACATCAGACGCAGATGATTACTTTGAAGTTTATACTGCAGTTAATGACACAAGCGGAACTCCTAAAGTTAATAGATATGGAAGTTTCTTTAGTGGATTTAGAATAGGAGCAAGTGCATAATGAGTTACTTAGGTAGAGGTTTAGAACAAGTAGATAATATATCTAAACTTGATAATATTACTTTTAATGGTGGTACTACTTACGCTTTAACTAAAGATAGTGCAGCATTTACTCCTATAAGCAGTAATGCCATACTAATTTCTATAGATGGTGTAGTACAACAAGGTAACTTTTCGGTATCTGGTACAAACATAGTATTTAACTTTTCTCCTACTAGTAGCAATACTTGTAACTGGATTTTACATATGGGTACTGGAGTAGCATTTACACCAGCTGATAGTTCTATAACTAAAGATAAAGCAAACTTTATATCTACTTCTAGTGCAGCTGGTTTACAGATAAAAGGAGATGGTACAACTGATGGTACTCTACAGTTAAACTGTTCACAAAACTCACATGGTATAAAATTAAAAAGTCCAGCGCATAGCACATCAAGTAGCTATACACTCA